GCCTCTACGGCCACGACCGTCTCGGCTGCCGGCTTGGCCGTCGAAGCCTCACCGGCCAACGACGTCATCACTCGCGTCGGGCATCAAGGCGCCCTGGCCGATCTGGCCCTGACCGTGGTGTCCGCGGTGCCTCAGCTGAACTCCACGGCTCTGAACTTCACGACGCTGGGTCTGATACCCGGCGAATGGATTTGGATCGGCGGCGACACGGCCATTACCCAGTTTGCTATTGCGGCCAACAACGGGTTCTACCGCGTCAAGACCGTTGCTGCCCACGCGATTGTGTTCGATCGCTGGCCGAGCACGACCGTGGCCGACCCCGGGACTGGCAAGACTATCCAGCTGTTCTTTGGGCACGTCATCAAGAACGAGGCCTCGCCAAACCTGCAAAAGCTGCGCACCTACCACCTTGAGCGTCAGCTCACCCCCTCGTCTTGGGAATACGTGAAGGGGGCTGCTCCCAGCACGTTGGTCTTCGACATCAAAAAGACCGAGAAGATCACGCTCGACCTGACCTTCGTCGCGTTGACCACGGAACGGACCGCAGTCGTCAAGACCGGCACCCGTGAAGTACTGCCCGTGCAGTCCGCGTTTAACGCGTCTTCCAACTTCAAGCGGCTGCGCTTTAACAACGACACGACGGGTGCGAGCGTGGCTACCTACGTTGAAGAGTTGAAGCTGACCGTAGACAATGGGATCGAGACAGTCAAGGCCGTCTCGGCCCTGGGTGGCATCGACATCAACTACGGCGACTTTATGGTGATGGGCAACATTGAGGCGTTCTTCGCATCGGCTGCGGCAGTCGAAGCCGTGAACAACAACGACGACTGCTCGCTCGACTTCGGCCTTGTGATCCGTTCGGGCCCGCAGCGTCTGCCCGTCGGCTACCTGTTTGACGTGCCCCTCATGGCCCTCGGCGACGGACGCATCAAGGTCGAGAAGGACAAGCCCGTCATGTTGCCCTTGACCTACGACGCGGCCGCAAGTGACACGTTCAACCACACCCTGCTGGCGATGGACTTCTCGTACCTGCCACTGGCAGCCCTGATCTGAGCCTACTGAGGGTGACAGCCGCTGAGGCCCCATGACAGAGTCTTGTCATGGGGTCTTTCCCATCCACGCAACCAGGAGCAACCGATGACCAAAAAGAGGTTCACCAACCCCTTCGACATGTTCGAGACCGACAAGTCCAGCGAGGCTGACGGCATCGTCCTCAACTACAGCGACGTGTTCTGGATCAAAGTCGCAAGGGCCGGGGGGTCGAACGACCACTACAAGCGCATCCTGACGGAGAAGCTGAAGCCCTTCCGTCGGGCCATCCAAACCGACACAATCGACGAGGCCGCGTCGTCCCGCATCATGCGCGAGGCCGCAGCGGAGGGCCTCGTGTTGGACTGGGGTACTGGGGTCTATCCGAACGGGCGCGGAGCAATCCCCGGCCGGAACGGCGAACCGATCGCCTTCACGACCGAGAACGTCGTGCAGCTGTTCGAGGCGCTGCCGGACCTGTTCAGCGACGTCTATGAACAGGCGAGCAAGGCCTCCTCTTTCCGGGCGATGGAGCTGGAAGCCGACGCAAAAAACTCCAAGAAGTCCTAGAGTATTCGCTCGCTCTAGGACCCCTCGAAAAGGGACTGATAGAAGCAGCAGTCAGGCGGCGCCAGCCGTTGCCTGACGCGGTAGCGGGGGCTCCGCAGATGCTGTGGGGCCTCGAGGCCTACTACGAAGCCTTCGCGGAGCTTAGCACCGACCGCCAGTCGGGTACGTCGATAGGCCCCATACCATGGTCGTCGATCGACCGCTACGCCAGTCGCTACGGCATAGAGGACGACGCCTTCGAGTACCTAATCCGCATGGTGAGGGCGCTCGACGACGCGTTCCTTGCGTATTGTAGGAAGAAAGCACCCGAGGGAGGCACAGACAATGGCTGGACTTCCAGAGTTCAACCGGAAGATTAGGCTCTACGCCAGCCAAGTAGGGGACATCGGAGACGCCGCCGCGAAAGCGGCGTCTCGCGAAGTCCTCTTCAACCTCGTCCGAGCGACGCCAGTCGATCAGGGCATCGCCATATCCAACTGGCAAGTGGGCATCGGCTCCGCCCCCTCAGGGGAGATACCGGCGTACAGCTACGGCGACAAGGGCTCGACGGCCACGGCAAACAGGGCGGCTGCGCTGACTGCAGGCATGGCTCAGATAAAGGGCTACAAGTCCGGTGAGGGTAGGGCAATCCACATCGTGAACAACGCCAAGCACATTGGCGAGCTCAACAGGGGCCGCTCGAAGCAAGCCCCAGCTGACTTCATTCAGACGGCGGTGTTGGCCGGTCGCCGGGCAGTGCAGAACCTTCGTGTAAGCTTCAAGTAGACACGGAGACTCTGCCATGGCCGAGGAACGGATAGACATCGTTGTGACCCAACGTGGGGCACGCGAGGTCAAACGCGACCTCGAGGGCATAGGGGCCGGGGCCACGTCGAGCATAACCAACCTCGATCGTCTCAAAAACTCCCTGCAGCAACTAGGTGGAGCTATAGCTCTTGGCACGGGACCGACGGACCTACTCCGCAACGCGGTGTCCAAGCTCGGCATCAACGCAGACCTAGGCGCCCGTGGCCTGCTCCGCATGACAACTGCTCTAGGGTCCGTGCAGTCGTCCATGGACGCTGCTTGGGGCGTGACGGTCCGTCTCGGCTCCGCCGTTACGGACCTTTCCCTGACTGCGTCCGGCGGAGCAGGCCTTCCGGCCCTGGCAAACGCAGCTTCCTCAGCCGTAGGTCCGGTCACCGCCGTGGGCACTGCGCTTGCCGTAGTCTCTCGGAACAGTCAGGCCTTAGTTCCGCACCTCAACTCGGTCCGAACGTCTCTCGATCAGCTACGCTCGTCCGGGGGAGGCGCTCAGCGCACGTTCTTCGACGCCGCCGCGTCTGCCCGGGACATCACCCCGAAAATGATCGGTGCGGGACAAGCGGCCCGTGGAGCCGGCAACGGCTTCGCTGCCGCTGGCAACGGTGCCGGAGGGGCGATACCCCCCATTAACAACCTCGGAGGCGCGCTGAACGGGGCTGGAGGCGCGGCCAACAGGGCTCGCATCTCCTTCTTCTCGCTGTGGCGAGTGCTACTCGCATACACGGTCATCCGCCAAGCTACCTCCGCGGTTACGGCCTCGATCGACTCTTGGATCATGCTGAGCAACAAGCTGAGGCAGGTCTCGACCGACAGCGAGAACCTCGTCGAAACACAGGAGGCCGTCTACGACTCCGCACAGCGTACGCGTTCGGGCATGGAAGACATAACCACGCTCTACACGCGCATGACCATGGCCACCGAGAGGCTTGGTCTCTCGCAGAAAGAGGTCATGGACATAACCGAGACCGTGGCCATGGCCATGAAGCTAAACGGCGGCTCCGTGCAGGAGACCGCTTCAGCGATGCGTCAGCTGTCACAGGCCTTCAACAAGGGCAAGCTCGACGGCGACGAGTTCCGTTCCATCATGGAAAATGCCCCACAACTCCAGAAGCTTTTCGCCGACTCGCTGCGTGTCACCACGGGACAGCTCATGCAGATGGCCTCGGACGGCAAGCTCTCAACCGAGCTGCTCGTGAAGGCCCTCCAGGACGGCGGACAGGCAATACGGGAAGACTTCGGCAACTCCCTGCCAACAGTAAGCGAGGGGATGCTGTACCTCAACAACGCGTTTACCAAGTTTGTCGGTCAGCTGAACGAAGCCACCGGGTTCAGCAAGGGCCTGTACGAAACGCTCAGGTTCCTCGGAGACAATCTAGCGCTCCTGATTACGCCGCTCGCAGCACTGGCGGCCCTCCTAGCCGTCGCCTTTGGTGGGCCCATAATAGCAGCCGTGGTCGGTTTTGTGGGTGCCATAGTCGCTGCGGCCGGACCCGTTGGCCTGCTTGTTGCGGGGATTACGGGGCTTGCAAGCTCGTTCCTGCTCGCCGGGACAAACAGCGGAACACTCACGACGGCCATGTCCCTCCTCAGCTCCGTGCTTGTAGTCCTGGCAGTAACCCGCCTACCTGCTCTGGCTTTGACGCTCGGTTCACTCGTGGCTGGCTTTGTGGCGACTTCCGCTGCGGCCATAACCGCTGCGGGCGGAGTCGGGGTGCTTGGCGCCGTGGTTGCGTTCCTCGGCGGTCCGGTGGGCATTGCCGTGGGCGCAGCGGCAGCGTTGCTCCTCTTTGCTACAAACGCTCAGGCGGTCGAGGCACCGACCTACAACGCGGCTCAGGGCACTTCGGCCCTCAACGCGGCTTTGAGAGAGTTCTACACCACGGGGGCGCCTGCTGCCGGTCAGTCGGCCATTGCCCTCGCAAACAACAACAGGGCACTGGCCTCGTCCGCCTTCGAGGCGGCCGGAGCCCAGCTGGCCCTAGCCGAGGCCACGCTGCAGAGCACTTTCCAGCAGCGTCGAGCCGCTGGAATTGCAGCCCGTGACGTCGCGGCCCTCGACGTGTTGAAGGCCAGGTCGAAACTCAACGACGCCGGCGACGCGCTCGAGCAGAGCAACGCTGACGCCAAAAGGGCCGCAAACGCTATCACTGGCTCTATGTACACGCTCCCGATTGTGTCAACCAAGGAGTTCACTCCGGCGGGCAGGTCCAACTTCCCAATGCCGGAAATAAGCGTGCCAGATATAGGAGAGGTATACCGCGGTGGCGGAGGCGGAGGCGGAGGCGGAGGCGGAGGCGGAGGCGGGGGCTACGCTCAACGCAACCTCGAGGAGGCTGACTCGTTGGCTAAACTACGGGCCGAGATGGATAAGGAGGCAGCCTCGCTGCGTCTCAGCAATAAAGAAAGAGCCCTGCAAGAGGACCTGCTTGGCAAGGTCGACCGGCTGAAACGGGCCGGGATAACGCTGTCGCCGATAGAGACCTCACAGCTCGATGCGAGCATAAGGAAGCTCGCCGAGCTGCGCGAGCAGGCGGAGCTGTTCGACAGCGTCATGGAAAGGACGATGAAGGGGGCAGAGGACGCCTTCATGAGCTTTGTAAACACGGGCAAAGTCGACTTCCGTGCCATGATAACCTCCATGATTGCAGACGTAGCAAGACTGGCCGCGCAACAATTCCTGATAAAGCCGCTCGGCGACATGCTCAGCGGTCTGATGAAAGGAGGCCTCGGTGGCGGTGCGGGCGAAGGCTTCGGGTCGTCGCTACTCAAGGGAGCCCTGTCTTTCCTAGGCGGCGGAAAGTCTTTTGCCACAGGCGGCAGCTTTACGGTCGGCGGAAGCGGGGGCGTAGACAGCCAGCTGGTCCAGCTGAGGGCTTCTCCCGGTGAACGGGTCACGGTCCAGAGACCAAACCAAAGCAATGGCGGAGAGCGGACTCAGATCGTGTTCAATATACAGACACCCGATCTGCAGTCTTTTAAAGCCTCCGAGAGCCAGATAGCCGCCCGCATGGCCCGATTGGCTTCCAAAGGTCAAAGAAACATGTGAGGAACCCCAATGGCCAGCTTCCACGAGGTACGCTTTCCAGACGACATAGCCAAAGGATCCTCGGGTGGCCCCGAGAGAGTGACGGACATAGTCGAACTTGTCTCTGGCTTCGAAGAACGGAACGCGGCCATGGCCAACTCGAAGAGGACGTACGACGCTGGACTCGGCCTCCGTAACGTGAACGACCTGCACGACGTCATAGAGTTCTGGGAAGCTCGCTTCGGCCAGCTCTACGGCTTCCGCTGGAAGGACTGGGCAGACTACAAGTCATGCAAGACCGCCAACTTCCCGGCCTTCACTGACCAAGTCATAGGCACGGGCAACGGCACGAAGACCCAGTTCCAACTCGTAAAGAGCTATGTCAGCGGGGGCTACGGATACTCCCGCACCATAAGGAAGCCCGTGTCTGGTTCGGTGCTTGTCGGAAAAGCTGGGGTGTTGACCACCTCGGGCTGGACGGTCGACAGCACGACCGGCGTGGTCACCTTCAGCGTCGCGCCTACGGTCGGTCAGTCGATAACTGCGGGCTTTGAGTTCGACGTGCCGGTAAGGTTCGACACTCCCAAGCTGATGGTCTCGATAGAAGCTTTCAACCACGGGTCGGTACCAGACATAGGAATACGGGAGATACGCGTTTGAAAAGTCTGTCCACGGCCCTGCAGGCCCACCTAAGCAGTGGCGTCACCACGATGTGCCACTGTTGGCGAGTAACTCGCTCAGACGGCGTGAGGCAGGGCTTCACAAGCCACGACGAGGATATTACCTTCGACGGGACGACCTTCATCGCGAGTTCAGGCTTCACCGCAACGCAGGTGAATAAGACCCTAGGCCTAGCGGCAGACAACCTAGAAGTGAAGGGAGCCCTCTCGAGCGCGTCCATAAACGACGACGACCTTGCGGCAGGTAAATACGACGACGCCTACGTGGAGCTCTTCTGGGTGAACTGGAACGATCACGCAAACGCCGACATGCGCACACTTGTAATGACCGGTTACACGGGAGAAGCCAAGCGCACGGGGACAGCCTTTCAAGCAGAGTTAAGGGGCCTGTCCTCCCGACTGAACCAGGCCACGAACAGGGTCTTTCAGAGGACCTGCGACGCAGTAGTGGGGGACGGTCGGTGCCGGGTAAACCTGACACTGCCCTCCTACAGAGGAACGGGCACTGTGACCCAGGCGTTAGCTCCCCGCGTATTCAAGGCATCGAACCTCGGGACCTACGCAGACAAGTGGTTCAACCAAGGCGTCTTGAAATTTACAAGCGGACCCAACTCCAACGTTAAACTCGACGTGAAGTCCCACTCGAACAACGGGACCGGCAACGTCTACCTGGAACTGTGGTCCGCACCGGCCTTCGAAATAGCGTCCGGATGGACCTTTGAGGTAACAGCTGGGTGTGACTTGACCTCGACCATGTGCAACGCAAAGTTCTCAAACATAGCCAACTTCAGGGGCTTCAACAGCATGCCGGGAAGCGACACGGTTATAAAGAATGTCGATCCCTCCGCGTCGAACACCGGGTCGACGACCACCACGCGCAGCGGAGGCAAGAGCTGACCACATGGAAGTCAACAGGATTGTGTCGACCGCTAGAGCGTGGATAGGCACGCCGTACCACCACCAGGGCTCTACGAAGCACGCGGGCACTGACTGCCTCGGCCTCGTGAGGGGGGTATACAGGGAACTGTACGGGCACGAGCCCGAGCAGCCTCCCGCTTACACGTTCAGCTGGGGTGACTACGACAGCAGGGAACTCATGATCGAGGCAGCCGCCAGGCACCTCATTGTCAGGGTCTTAGCCGACGGGAAGCAGACGTTGTACAACGCCGAAATGCTCTGGAAAGAGGGCGACGTGCTGCTGTTCAGGGCACGGGCAAACGCTGTGGCGAAGCACTGTGGCATAGTGACGGGCCGCGACAGCATGGTGCACTCGTATTCTGGCTTCGGAGTGGTTGAGACTAGCATAGGCATTTGGGGCAAAAGAGTCGCAGGCCTTTTTAGTTTCCCAGAAACC